TGTTTTACCTGGGTCTACATAAATAAATGTTAACCAATTGTTTGCAATCTTATCACCTTTAGTATCAATATTAGGATATAATACTGCGCAATTGTATTTCGAACGTAAAATATCTCTTGGATCAACAGGTATTGCATTTTTACTACCATCTATTTCTAAATCTGTGTATCCGGTTTTTTGTTCGACGATTCGAATGAGCAAAATAGGCTTTTCACCATCCTTATATCTAGCATAATCAATATGTGTAATCTGACGTTCTATTGTCTTACCTTTTATCCGATTACCTATTCGATTTGTTCCTTTATTATAATTTTTAATTCGACGCTCCAATTCATCTACCATAGCATCATATGTCTCATAAACATAAGCATCTTCATTTATAGGTTCTGAAATATATGCAGGAATCTTTATTTTGTTAGAAGAGTCAATTTTAGAAATCATCTTAGCTTTTGCCATAACTATAATTTTTATTATTATTTTAATAGTCACAAACTTACAAAATATTCAGAATCAGACAAAGAAATGGATAAAAAAAGGAGCCTGTAAAGAGGCTCCTCCTATTTTTCAGTCAAAGTAAAGTGTTGAATTAAACAGTGACCTAAAAATAATTTATACCAGATGTACCATACGCATATCATCAAAAAAATTATGTAAGGCTGTTTCAATTTTTTCAACTTGTGCCTTACGTGGTTTTTTCAAACCAGAAGCATAATGTCCTAATTGTTTTTGATTGATACCGGTAATTCTCTCTAAAGCGGCTTTGGTAAAGATTCCGCTGTAATACTGTAAAAATGACTGTACATCAAAGTGCCATTCAATGTTATAGTCACCTTTGAGTTCTTCAGGAATGTTTTTCTCATCATTATGCTCTTTAAATAGGGCAATAGCTTTTAGAATATCTTCCTTTACTTCTTTTACTGATTCTCCCTCACCATAAATTCCAGGGATGTTTTCAGCCCAGGCACTAAATAAATCAGCGCCTTTTTCAATTGTAACATTAATAGTAAACATAGCCATGTAGGTTTTATGTTTTGCAGCTCTATTTAGCTTATATTTAAACATCAAGGAAGGAGCTTATTCCAGCTCCATATCCTTAATGATTTTTTTCCTCAGGCCTTCGCCTATTTCTTTACTTCCATGATACGGGACCGGGTAACGTATCCCATTTTTGTCTTCATAAATCCGATGACTTCCGTCACCTTCTCCTTGAACCCAATGCCATCCACGCCTTTTCCCGCGTTTGATTAACTGGCGATGAAATTCTGAACTTTTTATCATTAGTTCCTCCTTTCTTTTTTTAGTTCAGTGATGCAAAGGTAGTAATTTTTCTACTATTTGCAAATAAATAGTAGAAAAAATTCTACCATTGTATTGAAAATCGCCGATTTCAGGCGTAAAAAAACAAATACCTTATTTCCCGCCGCCCGATTTTGCTTGTGTCAGCAGGCAAAATTGGGTGGCGGGTGGCCGTGTGAACGCTATCTTCAGCATAGAAAGACTTATTGGGCGTTTTGACGCGGAGATTTTCCAGCTCATTAGGAAACAGCTTGTAATTGCCGACGTGATGGGACTTATTCGGGTATCAGCAGATTGTGATACAATAGATTAGCATCCAAAAATAAGGATAAACAGATAGATTTTTTTGATATTTCCGCTCCTCAAATCTATAAGGTACACAGAATCAAATATTTACATAAATTAATAGATGCAATCTGTATCGAGGTCTATGAAGGGTTGGCCCCACCGCACAACAAAATCTTAAATTATTTAACGTTAAAATGTGCGGAATATGTTAATTATATTAATAATAAAGGACGGGAAAATATAGAGATAACCCTGACAACCATTCATATGCTTATCAGGGTTTACCATTAAGAATGGAAACTAATTAGCTTATTGAAAACTACATAGAGGATGTCACAAACATATCGAATGTCATCTGGGGGAAACGCTCACAGCCGATACACAGCGTATCGAACGCATCCGAACCGTCCGTTCTCGCCTGAAGCTGGTCTTCTTCTGTCTCTGCCAGCTTTTCACCCCGCTTGTCTTTGCCCCCGTTGTACACACCTGCAGTCTGCACGGAGATAAGCAGGTCTTCGTTATTCTGTTCATTAAAGAAAGGAGACAATCTGGCTCTGCCAGCAAACATGCGGTTGATGAGTAACCACTTCTCGATGTGCTTCATAGGACTTCCAATATATACATTACGTACTTCCCAGCCTCTATCTTTGAAAGCACGCTCGACAACGTAATGAAAGTCTTCGTCATTGACCGCATAGTTTGAGCCTAAGGCCGTACTGTCGTAATAGAATATCACTTCCTTGCGTCGCTGGTGTCGGTAATACTTGCAGAAGTCATCCACCAGGGCCTCGAGCTTACGTTCGTATTTTACCCAGAAAGATTTAATCACCTTCAGCCGGTTCCGGTCCGGCTGGCCGGCTACCAGCCAGTTGATGTTGGCATTAAAGTCAAAGGCGATGCAGATGGGCTTATCCCTATCGAGGTCAGCATCCATCAGGCAGGAAGGCTCCTTGATTTTGTCGAACTGATATTCCAGGCTGTCCAGGTAGCTGAAGTCGGTCGCATTGTATTTGTGCCCCTCTGTCATGCTGGAGTAGAAGCCGTCTTTGCTGATACCGATACGCTTGCACAGGATGGCCGTCTGAAAGGTAAGTGGGGGAAGGTCACGCTTCATCTGATTAATGAATGCTTCACCCAGCAGCTGCATGTTCTCAATCGTGGAGAACTCGCGGTACAGAACTGCCACAGAACCCATGCGGCACACGTCACGGTTCAGGGTGCGCAGATAGTCCTTCAGGTACAAAGGAACCGGTTCTGATTTAGCCTGAAGGTCGCGGATGCGTTTCTTCGTTCGCCAAATCTCATGTACTGTCGCCTGGATGACTTCAATCAGTTCCGGGTCGCATTTCTTTTCGTAGTCCAGGAACCAGGAACCTTTCTTTGTGACCGGCATATCGGAGGTAATCAGCATGCCATGGTGGAAGTAGTGATGGCCGAAATACTGCTTGTTACCACGGTTTGCCGGAAGAGTCTCGTCTTTCAGCTGCTCGAAGTCGATGTACTTTGCTTCGTCGATGTCCAGGTAATCCAGTGAAAAGGAGTTGGAAGTTCCGGAACGGTCCTGGCTGATGATGTAACCTATCGAGCCGTTGTAGAAGGAAATGACATTCTCCCAGTTGTCGGGCTGGAAGATGGGTTCACCCCATCCCCAGGACTTCGGCGGTTTCTTGCCGATAGTCCAGTGTACGTCGCGCTTGAAGCCCCAGCGTTGCCAGTGGATTAGCATGGACGGGATGGTATTGGTGAGGGCACGCTTACAGTTGGCTGCCACAAAGCCTGTGATGCTTCCTGGCATGCGCTGCATGTTGCGCAGGTTGATGGCGGCATGAATCGGACCTTTCCCCCAACCACGTCCGGCACAAAGCACTATGTCTTTTGCCGGGGTGAATAGGACCTGCTGCTGGGTGTCATGGAAGTATTCTCTCATGGTTCGGGTGTCTCCTGTGATTTTTTAGGGTTGAAAATGTCGTCTTCGTTGAAGTCGGCATCCTCAAACTGGATGTCCTGGACATCCTCATTCATGTACTGCTTTATCTTATCCGCAATGCGCTGCCGGATGTTCGGTATCGGTTTAATTCCGATAATCGTCGGGTCGCTGTCCGGCTGGAAGGGTTGCACCACAATCTTGTCGTAGCCTAAGTCCTTGGCATCCTCCTTGTCGAGCTGCATGTACTTGGCGTAGTAGTTGTCACAGGCTGCCATCGCCCGGGCGTCCCTCATGCGCTTGGCCATCTCGTAACTCTCTTCGTTGCGCTGGATGAAGCGGTAGCGATGGTAGTCCTTGGTGGCTTTGTTAAAATCACCCAGCAGGTATTTGATGATGCGGATGTCTTCGTAGGCAGCTGACTTCTGTATCTGGTATCGCTTCTGAAGCTCGAGCACTATTTCCTGTTCCCGTATGCGCGGGTACTGAAGCCAGTAATTATACATGTCCCGAAGCCGGAGCAGACGCTGCTGGATGACTTCGGGAATGTTACGCTCTCGCATCTCATCGACCGAGGCGAAGAGGTTTTCTTTGGCAATATCAATCGTTGCGGGTAATGGCATAGTTATAAATCTTCGTCGGAATCCATGTCACGGATGTAGGAACCCACAAGCTGCACCGCCAGCGGGCTTCCGGCTTCGGCCAGCTCCAGCTCGTTTTGCCGGATCTGCAATGCCCGTTCGGCTTTCCCTTTGCGGTAGGCTATGCTGGCCGGATGGGATTTGTCGGAAATGATTTCTCGCAGACGGCGTTCGTCTACGTCCATCAGGACTGCAATATCCGATACCGGGGTGAGCATCGTGGCAAGTTCCTTGATTCTGTCAATCTGTGCTGAAGTGAATTCCATTGAGGTGTATGCTACGGGTATTAATAATTTCGGAAAACTGGTCTCGTAAGGTAAGGAAGATGTCGGGCTGCGTCGTGATCATTGCACATTCGGTCCGGTTTCCTCGCGTCTGGTTCTGGCTGGTAACGACTGTAACCATCCAGCGGTCGTTCTCGATAAGCAGTACTTTGGAGTGATTCTCCGTGAGGTACACATCATCGAATACGGAAGACATAAAGGTGTACAGATTCACAGTCTTCTTAGCTGCCTTCAGGTCGGACATCAGGACAGAGTGAAGAATCAGCTGCCGTTTTCGGAGGGAGAACAATCTGCGCAAGAATTCCTCGGAAGTAGAGAAGGTGGACACGTAGACTTTAGCCGGTCCGGTCTGTGACAGGATGAACTCGAGGACATCAAAAAGCTGAAGCCGGTTATCCAGGTACGCCTGTAACGGCACATCGGATAACGGCTTCAGCAATCGGTTTACATGTTTCATGCTTTCAACCCTAATTCACGTAAGGCATTCACCTGGTCTTCTCCTACGTTGTTTCCGGTGGAGATAAGGAAGTCGTATCTTTGCTGTACTTTGGCCAGCAGCTTCTCGTACTTCTCCTGGTCTCCGGATTCCTTCAGCTCTGCCAGTTTCTTCTTGTTGTCTGACAGATAGCCGCGGGCTGCACTGACTTTTTTGGCCATTTCAGCGGGGTCTTCAGGTGATTCACCTTCTGTACCGCCGGCACCCTGAGTGTCCGGATTGAAATGGTCGTACTTGTTCATGTTATCCCGATATCTGGCATCCAGCTCTTCCAGTTGCTTCAGGTATTCGTACCTGTCGCATGGAAGAGCATCCTTCATGGTTTTCAAAGTCTCAAAAGTCTGCTTCAGGCGGAAGTAGATGTCTTTGTTGTCTTCCCACAGCTGACGGATTTCTTCGGGTAGTGAATCATGATCCGCGCGTTTGCCTTTGGCAATGGTCGCTTCTTGCGGTGTGTCGTCGTCAGAACTGATTTCAGGCTGGAAGGTGGCCAGTGTTTCAGCTACGGCCGGAACCAGCTCTTTGTCCATCTTGACCACGTCCTGAATCGTCTTTCGGTCCAGACGGATGGCCAGATGTTTCTTCAGCTCATATTCAATCTTGCTTGCAAACTTCTGCGGATTGTGGGAAATATTCTGATAAAGGATACGGTTACGGGTCAGCTTGAGTACCATTTCCGCACCTTTCATCAGGTCACGCTTGGCCGGCTTCGTATTGAGCCAGTCTTGCATGTTTATGGTTAACTGTTCATCTATGTACATAACTGTAGTCTCCTATTATTATCCACCCGGAAGGATTGCGCTACCATCCGCTCCGGAGATGTCGCCATCTTCTGTTTCGATTTTACCTGTGTAGAACGGTGACGGGCAAATGTCCGTACACTGTGCCGTGAGGGTAGTTCCTGCTGTACCTGTTTCTCCTTCGCCGGAGGTCTGGGAGATTGTTGTATCAGGATCATAAGCTTCTGAACCTATCACACGAAACTTACCGTTACGCTGTTGGCATAGATAAATCATCTCATCATTATTTGCCTGTCGGCAAAATCCTGATGCTTCTTCGTCTGTACCTGCATATAACAATGTGGCTTTGTTAAGAATCGTTTTGGAAGGCTTTTCACCTTGCGAATCAGAGGTAATGTTGGATTTGGTGGTCAATACCTCCAGGTACTGCCATTTCTTGTCTGCCGCCAGCACAAAGTCGCCTTCGTATGTGGCTAATGCAGCCATGCTCTCTGCTCCGTCAATGTCAGGAAGCACCGGCCATTTTTCAATCCAGCTTTTCGGAATGAAGAAAACCTTACGTCTGATACCTGGCTGCGAGGTCTGACCTGGGCACCAGGAAAGGGATTCGTACATCCCTTTGCTTGTACAATCTACTGCCATAATTTACCCTCCTATGCCAGCGAGAACTGGAGTTGTACCGTCGATGGTACCCACCAGCAGACGCTCTTTAGAAATTGATTCGAACTCTGTACCGAAGAACATTGTAGCGATGTAATCCAGCTTGAAGGCATGATGCTTTTCGACTGTAATGTTTTCTGCATCTGCTCCATTACCGAAACCTACGAGCATGTTACTTTTAGTAGAAAGGTGAATGAACGGTGAACCAGCCTTGTTCGCCAGCGGAACCAGTTCGCAAAGGTTGTTGGAGCCTTCGAGATAAGTCTTTTCGAATCCGGTGTTGTAAGGTACGTGTCCTGCGGTCGCCTGGTAATCGTCGACATAATTGTCATACACGCCTTGCGGAATGTACAATTTTGTTTGTGTCTCACGCAAAACAGGGTCAGCTGCACGGTAGAAGGCTTTTAATACATCTACAGCATTGTCTTTGCTGATAGCTTCGATAGTGAACATGTTTCCTAATTCCTCTGAAATTTTAGCCGCGTCCTTCTCGGTTTTGGTAATTGTATCAAAACCATTGAACAGTTCCTTGGTCTTTGTGCCACTGTCGTTACGTTTTGCATCCCAGATATGCAGATTCAGATTTGCACCCAGTTTTGCAGTCAAGAAAGCAAGCACTTGACGGGAAATATCCACATTCTTCAGTGATTCACCTTTGGAAATCAAGTTCCCATATACGGTTTGCCAAACGGAGTTGGGAGAAAACTTCTTTACTACGCTACCAAGGAAGGTTTCTAAGGTTCGTGGATTGATGGATACCCCATCAGTATCTTCTCGACCTTCGTCATACGGACCCAGTTCAATGTCTCCGGATAGTTCCCCGACAACTTCTTTGCCGCGCACTCCCGGTCTCTGATTCATGTGCTTCAATGTGGTACCTAATGCCAGTACCGGCATCATCAGTAATTCTTTACGGTAACGTATAGCCGACTTAGCCAGCTGTTCGTCAGTGATTTTTACGTGTCCAGTAGTGTCTGCCATTATAACAAATCCTTTACGTCGTTAAACATTTCTTGTGCTGTGTTGAGCTTTGTGAGGTCATCATCCTCACCTTCGTCACCATTAATGTGAGTGGTATCTTCACCATCGGTCTTTTTCAGGTTCTCATTCTGCTTTTTCAGCTCTGAAATCTGATTGTCTTTATCAGAAGATTCCTGTTCCAGATTGGTGATGCGGTCATTGAGGGCCTTGACCTGTTCTTCGGTAAGCGTTACCTTACCATCCTTGTCAACTTCCACACCCTCGATTTTCAAGATGGAATTGACTTTCTGATAATCCTTTTTCATTTGTGTTGTTGAATGATTGAGTGGTTTATTTTGTGCCTGTGGAGTATCCGGCTGGTGTCCCTTGAATAATTTGTTCACGAAATTGTTGAACCAACTGGGGGCTGTTTCTGCTTCCGGACTTTCGGTCTTGTCCTCCATCGCGGGCAATGCCGGAAGATGGAACATGTTGAAGCGGGTCTTCATGGCATCGTCGAAGTTCAGTTTTGAGCCGTCTTCTATGATTTCGTCAATGAATCCGTATTCAAGTGCTTCCTGGGCAGTAAGCCAGCGTCCTTCTTTCAGGATTGGAAGAATGTCATCTACTTTTTTCTTGCACTTGTTGGCGTAGAGGTTGGCCAGCACCAAGTCCATTTTGTCATTCTCCAGCTTGTTAGCCTTCAGGTCGTCGATAAACTGCTGAATCTGGTCGGCGTTGTAGTTGCCCCAGGCATCCACCCAGTTTGACACTTTATGAATAAGGTAGAATGCATATCTGGACATGCAGGTTTTCTTGGCACCGGTAGCCAGGATGGTAGCCGCGCTGGCTACGTATCCATACAGGTAGCAAGTCACGTTGCCGTGATCAAGAAACTGCTGCCGGATGTCGAGCGCATCGTCCACCGAGCCACCGAGGGACGATACACGCACATTGACAGGTTTGTTTTTCAAACCTGACATCTGGCTTCGGATATAGTTCTTCGAATATCCCCAAGGACCGATGTGTGAATCAATACTAATACTATAATCCATGTTGTCGAAAATTAGTCTACGCAATATTATACCTTATATATATTGCATAAAAAGACTCTAATCTAATATGGCAAGCATCGGAATAGGGGAGGTCAGGGTTACTGTGACGGTAACACCTGCCCGTCCACTGGCTGCGGACGGAAAAGTCTCTTCGTTTTGTATGACGGGGTAGGGCTTTTCGGATGAGCCAATCAGGAACTGGGAGCCGGTGACGGTTGTTACCTTGAAGCAGAACTTTTTGGCACCAGGTAGCAGCTTCTTTGACCGGAACATGGTGAGTTTGGTGGTGAAAATGCGTTGTTTGTTCTCGATTTTGTCGGAAATCTCGACTGAACTTAGCCCGATGGTCGAAATTGGGCTGAATTGCTGGTAGACATTCAGCCATACTCCCCGGTCGGCTATGATGTCTGAATGCTGAAGGTGATAGGCCTCGATGCATTCTACTTTTCTAATGTTCTGAATCAGATGTACCATGATTTTTGTTATTGGATTATGTGTGTTCGGTGTTGTTTGGGTTTGTACAAAAACGGACTACTCATCCGAGTGTTTTCTGGTTAAAGAACCTAAAAAGATACCTCTCCGACTATAACTGGTCCTCATGCGGTAGTATTTCTGTCTGACAGTCTCCGAATAATCGTCATCGATGCCGTGCATTTCACACCAGGCAGCGATGGTCTTGTTCAGGCCGCAATCGCGCTTAGTCAGGTCGCTCATCTCATTCCAGAGGTTCGCCCGGAACAGGTCTTCGATGGTCTCCTTTACAGCTGCCTTGGCTTTTTTGCCCAGGTAGTTATAATATTGCGGCGGTTTGGCTTTGCTGTCGGGAATGACGATGGCTGTCAATTCGTCTTCTGCCATTTCCGGCTGAACTTCCGGTGGCCTTTTCCGGAGGAACCGGCGGATAACAGCATTCTCATTACTCTGCGGTGGAAATACCACCGGATTTCCCAGGCTATTGTGAAGCCATTGCTTTAAATAAGGCTCCAGTTTGATATAAAACACAATGTGGCTCATAATGAATTGATTATCTATTACAAATATAATATATATATTACTTTTTAGATAAATAAATATGCTATTAATGTGCTCCAAAAGCAAAAAGTATATTTCCAGATATGACATACTTTTTGCCTTCTACACCTTCTACACTTTCTACAGAAAATAGAATATGCTGGTAGTCAATAGTTTATAATTTTATAAGGCTTCTACAATTGTAGAAATTATGTAGAAAATGAAGTAATTTGTAGAAGGTTTTAACAAAAACGGCATTTTGTAGAATTTTGTAGAAGGTTTGTAGAATGTATGTAGAATATATAAATATCTCATTATTAACATTGTAGAAGGTGTAGAAAGTGTAGAAGCCTTTTTCACCCCATTTGAAAAAGGGTGAGTACTGCTCCGGGCATATAAAAAAGGCGCAGCGTCCTCACGACGCCACGCCTTTCTACAACTCTAAAACCATTTTTATTACTCATCTAAATCATCACTTGTGGTCTCATTACCTTCCACCTCTACCTCGAGGTTAATATTATAAGTATCCTTAATCATCTTGTAATCGAAACACAGGGCAATGTCCGGTGTCGAAGTCTTTTTGTAGGATATTCCTCCGGTGGGAGTCGTTTCTATTTTCTGAACTTCCACACCACGCTGTATGTTTTTGAACCGGACTGAGTTCTTTTTACCCATGTATTCCTTAGAGTTCTCCAGGTAGTACACCAGCGAGCCTTCCGGAAGAATTGAATCGCCAACCTGCTTGCCGAACTTTTTATACAGCATGAAGATGCGGTTCTTGCGCATCATCAGGATGGCCTTGGGTTCCTGATACTGCTGCTCGATCTTTATCAGGTTGCTTTTGAACTTATTGACATATTCTATACGGTAGTCACCTTCGATAAATATCTCACCATCCTGCTGCAGATAAGATACCACATTCCAAAAGTTGGCCAATTCATTGTTGCTTTTACATTCTGCGTTCTGACGGACTATGCCATCCAGTGTAACCTTGCGAATATCCTGGTATGAAAACGGCAAGTCAAGTACACCCTCGAGTGTTCTGAAGGCTGCCAGCGGTATGATCCAGTTACGCAAGATTCGGTCTTCCACTTTCTCTGCCCCCAGTCCTTCAATAATGTCTGACAAACAGGAATGAAAGTTGCTGACGAACTGTTGCTCCATCTTGGCCCGATGACGCAATATCTGAAGGGTCAGGTGTGACAGGCCTCGTTTGCGAATGTCTACCAGTTCGCTGTATCGTTTCTTTTCCGCATCGGTAAATTCTGATTTGGAAAACGTCAGGAATATAAGTCTACTGAAGAGAGCTATATCAGCTGTTGCCATCTCCTGTCCGGAGAGGATGACTCCTGAGTCAACGGCTGTTATCTCACGCTTCTTGTCTCTGTCCATGTTGATACGGCTGCGCCCGGCTCCATCCCATAAACCTTTCAAGTATTCGCGTTTGTCGATGTCAATGTTATTTTTAAACTCATCAATATGTACCAGGGCGTTTGAACATTGTGCTACCAGCTCGGCCAGTGCCGGGATAGTGGCATTCTGAATGTTGGGAGGTGTGTTGTCGATAATGAACAAGGACATCAGGCTGTGACCGAGCTCTGACTTTCCTGAACCTTTCGGCCCGAACAGGTTCAGGATGGGGAAGCTCTTGGTATAACCGGTAATCACGTCGCGGAACAATGTGGCCAGGAGAAAGCAGATACCCACTTTTGCATTATCTCCGAAAACTCCTACCAGTTTGGTAAAGTAGTCCCTCATGGAGATGCCTGAGTAGTTCAGGTGGACAAATCGTCGTTCGAACTGGAACAGCTTGTCATCGTCCCGGTAAATCAGACTGGAGGCCGGAAGGTAGTAGTTTCCTTTATCGCCCAGGCGAACGATGCCATAATCGTCTACTGGGTGCCATTCGGTGTCAAATACTCCATTGCCGAACGCATAGAATCCTTTGCGCTGCCACCCTAACTGGGTAATCTCCACCGCGGTTTCCGTCTGCTCATATAGATACATCTTCAGGCGTGTCATTTCTTTTTCGGTAGCCAGCCAGATATAGTTACCCAGTCCTTCTACTTCCTGTTTGAACTTTGATAACGACACCAGGTCTTCCTGTTTCATCTCCACGATTTCCTCCTGGCGGTTCTGGTTCTTGATGCGGTACAGTCGCTTGGGGTTAAGAGAGTCCTTGATGTGAAACATCGGTTGCATTACGAAGTTTGACCACTGATATTCTTTCCCGTCGTTGGTTGAGTAATAACAGTTGTTGGACTCAAAGAATCCATATTTGGCCAGCAAATCCCGGTTGATGGTTTGTGTCTTGTCTGCCTTGGATTCGGAAATTTTCTTCTTTTCACGGTTGATGGCCGTCAGCCAAAGATTCTTATGGTTATAGATTTTCTTCAGCTGTTCCAGGTACATTTGTTCTTTGACTTCATCGCCAACCATGGCCACCATCTGGGCAATCTTGGATACGGCTGAACTTTTGTCTTCGGTGGTACCGTCAGCCTTGAAGGCATATCCGGCATACCAGGTGATGAAATCTACTTCGTCAAGGTCTTTGAACTTGGTACGGCTGGTACAGTAAGAGTCCGGATCATTTTTTGTATTTCCTTCACCACAGGGAATCTCCTTTACGGATACGGAGAAACCGCACTCCATAGCCAGTTGGCCGGACTTGATGACGGCTGCTATTCCGGTACCGTATTGTTCGCCTGGTTTAATGGCGTCCGCGTCCGGAAGGAAGCAAAGGGAAGTTGCATACCTTTTAATCTGGTAGAACTGCTTCTTTGTCCAGGCAGCACCCAGCGAGGCAATGGTGTTGTTTACGCCGATGGACTGCAGGCGCATTACATCGGGGGCACCTTCCACACAATAAAATTTTTCTTCTTTGGCAGCCTGCCTGATGGCGTTGTCAATACCGAATATGCTGTCGGACTTGTCATATATATCGCTTTGACAGGAGTTGAGGTATTTGGGGGTACCATCTACTTCGCTCATGTCGCGGGCAGTCCACCCGATGATGTTCCGGAACCGGTCGCGGATGGGTATCATGATACGGTCACGATAGAAGTCATAATATCCGTCACCCTCCTTGCGCTTCCGGATCAGTCCGCACTCTACCAGCAGGTCGGCAGAGTATCCGGCCTTGATGGCTGCGTCTGCAAAAGCGGACCAGGAAGGAAGTGCGTAACCGATACCCTGCTCCTGAGGATATTGCTCACCCCATCTCTGTTTGATTTTGGCCCGTGCAGCGTCAGCTTCTTTTTTTTGCAGGTTCGCAAGAAAGTATTGAGCCGCAAATTCATTTATTGCGAACATGGACGCACGTTTGCGAATTGCCTTTAGCTCTTCCGGATTTTTCTCTTCTTTCTTGTCTTCTATATCGATGCCGTATTTGTCGGCCAGCCAGTGACACGCCTCTGGGAAGTTCATGTTATTTATTTTCTCCACAAACTTAATGACGTTGCCACCTTCTTTGCAGGCACCGAAGCAGTACCATAAGCCGCGTGCCTGGTCTACCATGAAGGACGGGGTGTCTTCCTGATGGAACGGACAGCATGCCTTGTATCTGACTCCGGACCGTTGTAGCTGGACGAATTGTCCTACTACGTCTACTATGTCGGCACGGTCAAGAATCTTTTCTATGTCTGAGTTGGAAATCATGTTTTAGAGTGTTTTGGATACCGGCAAATATCAGGTATTTGCCGGCTTTATAAAAGATAGATTAGAAGTGTATGTCGTGGTCACGCAGACGGGTATTGTTGTTGATGTTGTAACAACGTCCATAGCCATCCCATCGGACTCGTTTTCGTCTGGGTGTATTTTTTGAGATACCGTTATTCAATGATTTTCGGCATATTATAATGTAACCGGTCACCTTACGTACCAGCATGTCAGAAGTATAATAGACGTGCTCAATTTGTTTTGTATGGAAGACGGATTCCCATTCTTCCATTTTGTGTAATTTCATGTTTCCCATACTCATCCATTTAATTCGTGTTGTTCATTCTCTGTGTAGCCTTGGTATTCCTGGTAATTACATGGTATTCCTTTTTCCCGGCAATTTTTCACGTATGCAGCCCATTTCTTAGCTTCCGTTACGTCAATTGGATTGCGTAGAAAAGCATCTTTCCACGGTCGGATGAAGTCCTGAAAATCATGTTTGTTTGTTATGAAGTAGATAGCATTAGATATATCTTCTCTCTCCCAACCCTCTTCTTCCAATGGAGTATCACCCATTTGGGAATATATGTTGGAAACTTCCTGCAGCATCTTGCCGAACTCTTTGTATGTTGCTAAATTTCGAGGTTCTTTATTCATGATTATTATAATTTATTTTTATACAGCACTTTTCTAACCTTAACAAAAGAATTAATCCATAATGGGTCAATCCCATATTGTCTGAAGAACCTCATAATCTTACGAGCATGATACTTCTGCATTCTGCGTTTCTTGATATATGTAAGATGATTAACAAAAACAATATCCTTTTTCTTTGTCATAATTCAAAATTGTTATACCAGGTAATAATTTGACTTGTATTCTTGAGGTTTAGTTTTACCTTAATTGCTTGTATGGTATTGTGTACCGTATGGATTGAGATATATAATCTGTCTGATACTTCTTGCGGGGTCAGTCCTTCGGCTAGTGCAGCTGCTATTTGTAGCTGTCTTACGGTAAGGGCTGATGTACGTTTGGGATTGCATATCACATTCTCATACTGACAGTCACCGGAACCTCTCAGAGGACAATGTACTTGCTCGATATTGATATTCCCGTCGATAAAATCTATCTTTTGGGTATCCAGTTCTCCACAATTACATCGTATGAAGCGATTCACTATTCTGAATTTTTGGTATCTGGAATTTTTGCTTGACTTGGAATAGCATTGTTCAAGTGCGCGGTACGCATCGGAATAACACTCTCGTATGGTATCAAGCAATTCATCCACTACTTCTCGGCTTGATTCTGATAGCCGAGTCGTATAGTTGCCGTCATCACACATCACATAGCCTGATGGCGTGTTGTAGAACTCAACTTGATTTCTCATTTTCTTTTTGAATAAACCTCTCTATCGCTTCGCGTTCAAGTTTGGTCCATGAATTGTTTCTCATCTTGTAGAAGAAAGAAGGGTAGGATATTCCGCACAATTCAATCACATCTTGAATGAACTTACTTTTCACTTTACCCGATAGAGATAAATAATAGTTAGATATTACCATTTCTGTTACTTTTTAGATGATTATATTATTTGCTATTGATTTAATTATTAATTTTATAGCACAAAGGTATTGTTTATTGTCTAACATGGATAATAAAATATCCATTACTTGATGATAAGTATATTAATTTATACTCATTAAAAATAGAAGAAAGGATGTTTAACGGTCGTATTATTAATGATTTAATAGAGAATAAAAGGGCTAAAAAGATAGATGTATATAATTATGCAGGTATAACAAAATCTACCTTAGATAATATCATTAAGGGAACAAGTATACCGAATTGTAATACTCTGGAAAAGATAGCAGACTTCTTTGAGGTTTCCATTGATACATTCTTTGTTCGTGAAATTCAGGCTGTAAAGAGTATCGGAAACAATGTTACAATTAACGGAAACTTAAATAGTGTGAGTAGTGACATCTTGTTGAATGAATCTAAAAAAGAGGTAGAGCATCTAAAGGAACTGTTAGCTGAGAAAGAAAGATTAATTCAAGTGTTAATGAAGAAATAA